TTAGTTTGTATTTCCCTAAGCAATAGGATCTACCTGATCTTGGGGTAATTATTTGTTAACGGAGTGGAACAGCAAGTACATTTTTTCAACATTTCAATAAAAAATTTTTGGAATTAGCACGATGAGTATTTTGGAGCAGTCTCTTGGTATAGCAGAGGACATACTACCATCAGTAACATCAAAGCGAAAGAAAAGTTCAGCGTTCCACTTCGCCTTTGGGTTTAGAAAAAATAAACTGATTGCGATTGGTCAAAATGACCCAGAGAAGACCAACGCAAAGGCTGTCAGGCTATCAAAAAGGTTTAAAACTGACATTAAATACCCATATATGCACGCCGAGACAGATCTAATCTCTAGACTGTGGGGAAAATATTATATAGACAAAAACCTTTCAGTGGTAGTCGTGAGGCTAAACAGGAATGGCGAATTAAGAAACAGCAAGCCTTGTAAGAGGTGTAATAAAATTCTAAAAGCGTTGGATATTACTAAAGTATGGTGGAGCACAGATTATGGATTCGATAAACAGACTTAATGGAACCAGAACCTATTTAGTTGGAGCAATGGATCGCGTTGCAGACGCCGGTTCAGGTTGGAGAGAGAATATCACCCCAACCCTTGAGCAAATGGGTGTAACTGTCCTTAACCCTTGCAAGAAACCGATTGATGTCGGGGTCGAGGACGATGACTCTAGATATTGGATGGAGCATTACAAGGAAACAGGACAGTTTGATAAAATTAAGCAGGAGTATGGCGTCATAAGAACCGTAGATCTTAGGTGTGTGGATATATCAGATTTCATCGTAGCCCACATTGATCTTGATGTACATGCGTGTGGAACTTACGAGGAGATAACCTTAGCCAACAGGCAGAAGAAGCCAATTTTAGTCCACTGCAAGCAGGGCAAGAAGAATGCTCCTAACTGGCTGTTTTTTATGTTGCCACACGAGCACATTTTTGACTCAATGGATGATCTTATGGTATATCTTCATTACGTCAATCAGAGCAATAACCCGCGCCACTACGAGAGGTGGTTTTTCTTCAACCGGGATACTGAGGGGGTAATTAATAATTCAAAAAAAATAGTAAATAGCTAGATCAGTTTCGCGCAACAGCTCACAACAGAGTGCGTGAAAAACAAATAATCTCCAACCTACTGAGAAAAGGAATCATCAAGAAACTATGAGCACAACAAATTTTCTGTTTATTCATATACCAAAATGTGCAGGGACGAGCATTTCCGAGAGCTTGATCCCTCATAACCCTGCGGCCTGTCAGGGGAAAAATGGAAATTTGTGGGTTAAATCGCCACAGCCATCACTAAACTCTATAGTCATGGGAAGAGATGACGGCGTAATTCCACCAGACAACCTTGAAGGATATGATTATATCTTTTCAGTTGTCAGAAATCCTTGGGACAGAGCCGTATCTTGGTTTTTCTGGCATCAACAACGCAGCTACCACGACCACTTTAAGTGGTACAAAGAATTCTCCTCTTTTGAGGAGTGGGTGATGGGCGGTATGGAGACGCGACCACATAGAGACATATACTTTCAAATGAAAGACTCGTGGCTTTTATACGGAGACTCGGATGAACATTTGTGCGACCTAATGATGAAGAAGAGAAGGCGTGGAATAGATGCTTTAGGGTGGACATCGAAAGGCTTGCCAAAAATCCCCTTTTTGGTAGACGATATATTTAAACAGGAAGATCTAACAGACCCTAACAAGCCACACTGGAAGCACTTGGTTCAAAAATGCGGCCTTGCTTATAGGCCACTAAAGCACACAAACAAATCAAAGCACAAGAACTATAAAGATTACTACAACGAGAAAATGATAGAAGCCGTATACAACATTTGTAAAGAAGACATAGAATTTTTTGGATACTCCTTTTCATGAATACAATATTTACACAACATCTCAAGTCCAAGTATGTAGACATAGTTTACAACTTAACAAGTCCCAAGGTCTGCGACATAAAAGTCAAGGAGCTGTCCTCAGAGCATGAAGAAACATTTCGCGTGACGTATGGTAGCCCCAGAACCATAAGCTATGAAACCCCCTCTGTGGGTATACTAAAACTAGAGATAATGAAGCCAAAAGACGCGCAGATTGAAATAGTATCCATTGTAAACAGGTCTCAACAGGGAGATTTTTTAAACCTCTCTGAATCCAACCTAGTTGATAAGAATAATTACGATAAAAACAAATCTAAGGTTAGCGAGTCGATGCTTGACGCAAAACCACACATACAGTGGTTTTTAACTTGGAAATGCAATTACAAGTGTCAGTACTGCTGGCAGGAAGCCGCCAATGAGATTTATAGAAATACCAAAAACAATAAGCTTACACCCGAATTGTGGGCAGAATCTTTCAATAAACTGAATCCCAAAGAAATTTACTTCACAGGAGGGGAGCCTACCCTATACAAAGGTCTTGTTGACGTAATAAAAATGCTAAACCCTGAGATAGAACTTCGCATGACAACAAATTTCGGCAAGACTTTTAATCTCGACAAGTGGTCTGAACTACCCCCCAACAGAGTAGACGTAGACGCAAGCCTTCACCCCACACAGGTCAATGTTGATGACTTTATCAGGAAGGTTGCGGATTACACTGAAAAGTACGGATCAGAAAAGTTTGGTATAGAACTCGTCAGACATCCTGACAACCTAAAGATAGTGAACGAAGCTGGTCTAATAGATTTTTGTAAAGATAGGGGTATAACCTTAAATCTGGATGAGTACGTATCCGTGTTTGAAGAAGAGGATCAGGACGGCATGGAGCTTGATCTTTACAAGCAAATAGTAGATATAAAACCTTTAAGCCCTCTGGACTTCGGGCCTCTTTGTGAACCCGTTGAAATACCTCTCGACTGCTCACTTAAACTAGAACCCTGTACAGATAAAGCAAGGCTCCCCATTTTCTGCCCAGCGGGTAGTATGCGTATAAATGTAGATGGCTTTGGAGATGCTTACACCTGCATGAGCGCTGTCGATAGATCAAAAATGTTTGGCAGGCACGCACTACCCCACTACAAACCAGTTGGAAATATACTAGACGACAATTTCTCACTGATGTCTGAACCCGTAGTGTGTTGGGAATCTTTCAGATGCTCTGCCTGCGATTCGTGCTTTGTGAGTAAATTTTGGGAACCTATGGATGAACAATTTAATATGCAACTACCGATATGTGAATAAGGGGGAGTGAAATGGATATACACACACACAAATTATATTCACGCTTTCCTGAAGAGCTTTTCCCAGCTTCTGACGTTTCAAGCTATAATAAGTCTCTACTAACAGGAATGAAAGTAGCTTCCAAGTGCAACATTCTAATAACAGGACTATGTAGAAACATAATAGGAACCTTAGATCATACCATAGCTAGATTGTATCACACTGCCTCATTCTTTAGGGACTACAGATTTGTCGTATATGAAAACGATTCAATAGATGGCACTTCCGAATCAATACTAAACCACTCAATAAAGGATGACAAGTTTTTATTAATTCAAGAAAACACAGGACACAAGCATTTCGTTGGCGGTAGGGAAGTTGAGAGGCCTAAATACCTAGCCTCCCTTAGAAATAAATGCCATACGTACATAGAATCCCTTGCGTATAAACCAGACTTTGTAATTGTGATAGATCTAGACCTACTTGGTGGATGGTCTTATGACGGGATCATGAATTCATTAGCGTATGGTGATCTTGGGTGGGGTGCTATGACCGCAAACGGCCTACAGTTTAGGCAAAAAACCATCACAAGAAAACTGGCAGGTGTTCCAGACCAAGAACTCTCTGAAGTTGAAAGGCTATTTTTTGACACATGGGCTTACAGGGATTATGGTGACGAAAAACTAAAGATATGCGATATAGTTAATTTGTATAGATTTGAAAGGGGAGATCCTCCAATAGGGGTTTTCTCAAACTTTAACGGTCTTGGGATATACAGGCCTGAGTCAATAAAGGGGGTTCAGTTTGGGGCAGAGGAAAATAAAGATGGAAGCGTAACCAACGAGTGGAGCTATTTTCACAGGGAAATGAGAAAGCGGGGCGAAGATATATTTTTGAATCCCTCTCTAATAACGTTATATTCTCCACATGAATTCTCACTCAAAGTCTGATTCAAAGTGTATAATTAAGAGGTTTACAGTTTCTCTAACCACAAAAGGAGCCAGACATGTCCAACCCAATCTTTATACCGGAAAAGGAAATCGCTGACAATCTCCACATGCCCCAAGTTATAGAGCTAATGGAGGATGTATTCAAGCACCCCGAAAAAGGGGATATGGTACCTAAGATATACCTAGAGGAGGGTTTAGAAGGAAACGACTTCAGGGCAATGCCAGCCAGACATGGGAAGTATTCTGGGATTAAATGGGCGGCTCTGTTCCCCCAAAATGGTGCCCGTGGACACGGCCCAAGCGTATCTGCTACTATAATAGTCAATAGCCTAGAAAATGGACGACCACTAGCAGTTATGGATGGAATGCTGATCACTTCCTACCGCACAGCGGCAGTGACAGCGGTAGCTACTAAGTATCTGTCTAATAGTAACGCTGAAACGGCAGCATTCATAGGTTGCGGTTTCCAGACCAACTTTCAAATTGAAGCTATCTGTAATGTTAGAAATATCAAGACAATAAAACTATTTGACCTAGATAAAGACAAAGCTAACGAACTTTGTTCAAATATTAATGTTGACAACTGCGAAGTATGTGATACAATTGAAGATTGCGTAAGGGGTAGTGACATATTAACAACCCTAACACCTTCAAGATCACCTTTCGTTAAGGCTGCATGGATCGAGCCGGGCATGCACGTAAACGCGATAGGAGCTGACGCTGAAGGCAAACAAGAGTTTGAGGACAATGTGGCCAACGTGTGTTCACTGTTTGTAGTTGACGATAAGGTTCAAGCTTTTCACTCTGGTGAATCACAGCATAGCGAAAACAAGGAATCAATGCTGGATCTATTTCATATTGTTAAAAATGGATTACCCCTTGGTTTCGACCACGAAACAGGAATCAGCTTTTTTGATTCGACAGGCCTAGCTATAGAGGACGTAGCGTTGGCTGGACTTATTTACGAAAATTATATTGGAGTTTAAAGTGAGGCCTTTATGGATGGACAAACAAGCGAGGATGTCAGAGAGCACCTTTCTAACGTTTTTGGTAATGATCTTCTTTTTGCCGATGGCTTTGACAGTGCTATTATTGGCGTTGCTGATGGCCATGATTCAGGAAGGGTGGTATACGATTACGAAAAAATGATCGAGGCCTGCATGAAGGAAGCCGGAATGACATACGAGGACTCTGTAGAGTGGATAGAGTTTAATACTATATCTGCATACGTAGGAAGGAATACACCCATATATGTTAATAGATACGAGATTTCCTGAATATCTTTTTCCTGCACCTGAGCAGTACTCTGAGCAATACGAAAAGTATGTACTCCAAGGAAAAGAGCTGTGTGAAGAAAGCTCTGTTATATTTTGTGGTATATGCAGAAACATAGAGCCTGTTGCCAGACTCAACCTTGAAAGAATATATAAAACTGCGGAGTTCTTCAAAGAACACAGGATAGTCATATACGAAAACGATTCTACCGACAACACGGTTGCTGAGCTATCAGTGGATGATGACAACCTGCATCTCATATCAAATTCAAGAGAGTCCTCAAACTACAGAGAAAAAGACGACCCAGACCAACTAATACGGGCCACAGAGCTGGCAGAATGTCGCAATGTCTATATGGATTATATATCTTCCATGGAAGATGTTGATAAGTTTGACTATGTGGTTGTTATAGATTTAGATCTTAAAGGCGGGTGGTCTTATGAAGGCTTTCTCAATTCTTTTGCTTATCTAGAAGTTGCCGACTGTGTTACATCCTACGGCATACTCACTGAGTACACCAACACAAAGAGTCTAGAGGAAGTAGAGCAACAATACTACATGATGTTCGACTCTTGGGCCATGCGACCCCTAGAGGTTTTTGATCTCAGGATTAACGAGGTCTCTGGATTCAACCACCTTAAAACAGTAAGGGGAGAACCCCCTCTACTTGTCAACTCAAACTTTAACGGCCTCGCTATATATAAGAGAGAGCCGTTTTTGAAGTTTAGGTACTCAGCCAATTCTCCGGGTGCTGGATATACTGTAAATTGTGACCACCCCTGTTTACATAAGCAGATGGTTGAGAATGGATACAGTATACTGCTTAACCCATCAATGATAACGTCGTATTCAACACACAGGTATTGCAAATGAAAAAACTAGAGACGGTTACGCTCATATCAGTAACAGGTTTAAGATCTCTGGCAAACAACGCTCTCAAGGCAATGGTTAAATGCTGCGAGGGTATTGACTTTGCTGAAAAGAAATTATTATGCCCAACCGACGAGGTGCTGGATGGCATAGAGGTGATAGATATACCAGAAATGGACGAGGAAGGATACAACAGATTTTGCCTATCCAAACTTAAGGATTATGTATCGACAGAGCACTGCTTGGTAGTACAGTGGGACGGCTTTATCATAAACCCACACCTATGGGACGACAAATTTCTTAACTATGATTATATAGGTGCGGCTTGGGGGCATGGCTGGGAAAACAGGGTTGGCAACGGAGGATTCTCCCTACGGAGCCAGAAGTTTTTACACGCAACCTCGGAGCTAATTGAAAAGTATAACCCAAACGAACAACATAAAGAACCTCAACTTCCCCCAGATAGACCCGTCCCAGAGGACTGGTTTTCATGCGTCCACCACTTCAGCTACATGCTTTCCAAGGGCATCAATTTTCCAGACCCAAGAACAGCTTTAAGCTTTTCTGTTGAATGGGCTAGGGAAGAAAAATATTACAACAGGCTTGAACTGGAAACCTATAACTCATTCGGGTTTCATGGAGAGCAGAATGAGGCCGCTATGGAAGAATTATACGGAAGCAAGGCAAGGAAAACCATAAGAATGGAGTGGAATAAGTAGATGACAGGTAACGTATGCATAATAGGACAAGGGTTTGTTGGGACTGCGTTAAGGAAGGCTTTTTCAAAGCATTACAATGTCCACACTTATGACAAGTTCAAGGACGGTGAGTTCAGTAGTATATCTGACGCTTCTAGTGGATGCGACATAACTTTTGTATGCGTACCCACACCTATGGCTCCAGATGGGGAGTGTGATACATCAATAGTTGAGAGTGTGTGCAAAGAAATAGACACCAACTCTATAGTAGCTATTAAGTCCACCGTAACACCGGGAACGACATCCAGAATTTCCTCAGAAAATCAACAAAGGGTTGTCTTCAACCCTGAATTCCTCTTAGAGAGAAATGCTACTGAAGACTTCAAAAATACCAGCAGAATCATTCTTGGTGGAACTCCATCAGCAACAAAGGTAATGAAGCAGTTCTACCTCAAAGTCTTTCCTAAAGCTAGTATTGTACAGACAACATCAGAGACAGCGGAGTTTGTAAAATATCTGACAAACTGTTTTTTGGCAGCAAAGGTATCAATAGCTAACGAGTTCTGTATGCTATGTGATGCTGTTGGGGTAGACTACGATAAGGTAATAGAGTATGCCACCTACGATGATAGACTCGGAAACACACACTTTGCCGTTCCCGGCCCTGATGGTAGACTAGGCTTTGGCGGTAGCTGTTTTCCCAAAGACTTAAATGGAATAATACACTTCGCAAAAAAGTTGGGACTAAACTTAAACACCTTAGAGGGAGCTTGGTCTACAAATATAGACGTGAGACCCGAGAGGGATTGGGAAAAACTTAAAGGAAGGGCAGTTCAATGATAAATATTATATCACCTATCAACCAACTTGGTTATGGGATCACAGGTCTTAATATATGCAAGTCTCTAAGTCAGATTACAGATGTATCCCTTTGGCCAATAGGTCAACCAACAGTAACCAACGAAGAAGATGCTCGCTGCATAACTGAACTCATATCCATGAGCAAGATGCCTGTCTTTGAAGCACCTCAAATAAAAATCTGGCATCAGCATGACATGTCTAGTTTTGCGGGGCATGGTATAAGAATAGGATTTCCCATTTTTGAACTTGATGCCTTTAACGATCTGGAAAAACATCACCTAAGCTCACTCGACAGAATCTTTGTGTGCTCCCAGTGGGCAAAGGATGTATGCCTAAGTAACATAGATTTTGATGAAGATAGAATTGATGTCATACCACTAGGAGTTGACTCTGACATATTTGAATATGTGGAAAAAGAACATACAGACAAGACAATCTTTTTTAATTGTGGTAAATGGGAAGTAAGAAAGGGTCATGACATACTATACAAAGCATTTGAGGAAGCTTTCACTGAAGAAGACAATGTTGAACTCTGGATGATGTGCGATAACCCATTTTATAGCCAATCTGAACAATCCGAATGGATTAGCTTGTACAATCGCTCCAACCTCTCTAAAAAAATAAAATTTATAGGTAGGAAGGAGACACAGCAAGAGGTGTATAATATTATGTCGCAAACTGATTGCGGAGTATTCCCATCAAGGGGTGAGGGCTGGAACCTTGAGCTTCTTGAGATGATGTCTTGCGGAAAGCAGGTAATAGCCACAGACTATTCAGCTCACACTGAATTCTGCAACGCTGATAACTCCCTACTCGTACAGATAAAGAACAGAGAACTTGCCTATGATGGCAAGTGGTTTCATGGTAAGTGCGGAAACTGGGCTGAGATAGGCGATGAGGAAATATCATCAATAGCCCTAGCTATGAGGGAAGTGCATAAGAACAAGAAAAAAAATCAGGCTGGCATAGAAACTGCCCATCAATACACTTGGGAAAATGCAGCTAGAAAAATATTAGAGGTAATCAATAATGTTTAATTTTTTCAAGAAGAAAAAGCCTGAACCAGTAGAGCAGAAAAGCGATTGGCATAAGGAGGATTTAGTAGACGCATGCGTTGTTTATTATGTTAAGGAGGACGGAGAAGTTTATGTAGATGTGGAAATGAGGGATTATGAGGAATCTACGGTAAACAACTTCTTCACACTCATTGAAACACTTAACGACAAGGGTTCTTTTTTAGAGCTTTTGGAGATTGCCAAAAAGGGACTATTAGACAGCGGGAAGGAGGACATATTCCTAGAACTAGCCATAAGGCTGGCCAGTAAAATAAATGAAGACGAATTTTTGAAAGAAGAACCTTGCATTCGACCTTCCGATGTGTTATAATATGGGAGTCATCAAATGACAAGTAAACGAAAAATAGGCTGGCAGAAGTACGAAGACGTTCTGGAACGCCAGCTCAAATCTCCTATGATGAGAATCTTTCTCAATCAAATCATCGAGGCACAACAATATAGTCAAGCAGACGACAACCAAGAAGAATCGTATTTTGATCAAGAAAAAGGCAGTAACTCTAAAGAAGAGGACTTAATGCTGCCGATAATCCCAATATCAGACGAGTTTGCTCAAGACGCAGCACTAGTATCTAATTTTGATTGCTGGGTGGGGCACACAAACTTTGATATAACACCCTCAATTCTCAAAAAACTGAACGAGACAGAGGGGATTGAGGTTCTTAGGTTAGTAAGCAGATACCGATTCTTTATAGGGGTTGGAAGGATGTTTGATTTTAAAAACGTGAGAAAAAACCTTGAAAATAAACTTAAATAACCATAGGAGATATCATGGATAAACAAATTGAAGAAGCTTTGCAAAATCAGGACATACAAAATATAATGAACAAGGCGGCTGGATCTTTCAGAAGTCAACTTAATGACGACGAGATCCACACCTGTAAGTTGAATGCTCTTTGGAAAGCATTTACTAATTGGGATGAAAAGAAGGGTTCTAAGTTTACAACTTACCTCTATAGCGGGGTTAGGATAGAATGCATAAGAGAGGTTAAGTTTAACAAAAGAAAGCACCAACCTCTACATTCCAATCTCCCAGACGAATCAGATCACTTTTTTTCCATAGAATTGATGGACGAAATAGACAAATGTTCTAACAGCGACCTCATTCTAGACAGAATGGACAACATGACCATCAAGGAAATAGCCAAGAAGCATGGCTGCAACAGAGAAACAATACGAAGAAAAGTGAAAAAATCCGTACAGCAATTGGCAAAACGTATGGAATAAGGTGTATAATAATGTTAGGAAAATAGGAATAAATTGTGGAGCCGGAATTTGAACATCTAACTTTTTATATAGGGAGTCTATTATGGCTACACAATCAGCATCAGGTGACTTCAGAGTCATCACCGGAAACAGCGGCAGAGTCGGATCTGACGACGGAGCACCCGTAACAAATGACGGCGGTTCTATGGTCAAGGGTGGAAACGTCGGCGGTATGGGAGACGCTTCTAAGATCACAAAAAACATTGATGTCAACGACATTAATGGCGCTAAGAGCTATGACTACGGATCTATCGTAGTAGCAAAAACGGCCACCAATCGAGCTAACGGCGATGAAAAAACCGACAATCCTGACGGTATCGTAAAAGCAAAAAGCGGTGGCACTGGAGGTCTCGCTTACTTCCCAGACGCTAGAGCTGGTGACAGAAACTTCCTCCTTCGAGCTGCGGGAACTACCGGAGCTGGAAAAGTCAACAATGACAGCTCCAGCCTTCTAAATAGCACCGGTAGAGAACACAGCTCCACTACGACCTATGATGGCGTTCATAATGTAGATAGCGTCTACAACCACGGAACAATGACATACAATATGTTGGCAGTACCAAGTACTGACCGTGTTCCGGGTAGAACTATTTCTGGAGCTAGTGGCGAGCCTACCGCAGCATCTAACTTCACTAACGCTATTAGTCAATCTGCATCTACTGATCATGCTGCTATTCCTAGTGGCGCTGCACAGTTTGGTATTCCCGGCGAACTCACTTACATGTTCGGTGGCAAGAATCCAAAGCAGACCGATTACAAACGTAGAGACATCAGAGAAGGCACTGACAACTAACCTACCAACCATAAAGAGAGTTCCTCCTCCGGGAGGACTCTCGTTTTTTTTCAGAAGGGGTAGGTCATGGAGCCAGATACCGTAGTAATAACAACAACACTCTTAAGCTTTGCGGGAGGTTTTCTTTCTTGGATATTTTTTAAGGTAGTTAAACCAACTTTGAAATTTATAGACAAACACGAAGATTTGTCAGAATCTATAGATACGATCAAGAAAGAGATAACCACGAATGGTGGTGGAAGCCTGAAGGATGTTGTCTGCAAACTTGGAGACACTTGTGGTAGGATAGAAGAAAGTCAAAAAATAATAGAGCAAAGGTCTAAAGCCGCATTGCACTACAATTCCACAGCGCTCTTCGAGACAGATAATGCAGGAAGGTTAGTCTGGACAAATGAATCTTTCAATGAATTAACCGGTCAGTCTACAAATAATCTAGAGGGTAGAGACTGGATAACATATGTTCACGAAGACGAAAGGGAAGAGTTCATACATGAGTTGAATTCTTGCCTGAGCATGAACAGGAGATTAGATAAGGAAACGAAAACATCAGATGATATGGATGTGAGAATAGTAGGGTTTCCCTACAAACTCAACGAGGACGAACAAGGCGGTTTCTTAATAAGTGTATCAGAAATTTCTCAGAAAGGTTAAGTCAATGGAACCATCAAAAGCTTTTAGTTTAAACTTGGGCGACCTCAGACGTGTTGGTATCAACGGTTTACTAGTTGGACTAGCCGCAGGCCTCACCTACATCGGAGGAAACCTATCCTCACTTGATCTTGGGGCTTCCAGTATGGTTGTAGTTCCAATCGTTAGCATTCTCTTAGATGCTGCTGTTAAGTGGGCTAAGAACAACCATGTTGTAGACCAGCCGGATACGCCTGCATAACCCATTAAAAAGGATCTATTAATGATGGCTAAACTATCGGATACAAAGGTAAGTTTAGCTGCTTTAATCCCTTGGGCTTTGGTTTTGGTATTGGGAACACTGAAAGTATCAGAGTTCACCCATCCACCGCTTTCACCCCCCACTGTTGACCAAGTTGTTGACACGGGGGGAGATAGTGGTGAAGAACAGGCCGAAGTCGAGGTGGATAAAGTCGCTGAATCTTTAGCTTTTGTTGAGAGCGAATTCAACAAAATAGAAAACGAAGACGACAAAATTCTAATATATAAACTTCTATCAGGTGCCGCTGAATATCTAAAGCACGCAAAGAATCTAGACAATACCTCACAGTTTGATCCCATATTAGCTAGGGTTCAGACTTCTTATGGTTGGGATCGTGAGCGGTACCCCGAATTTACAGACGCTGTTTCTAGTTACCTAGTAGCGTCTGGATATGATGAACCCAGAAAACTTGACAGCCAAGAGGATCGAGACTGGTTTCAAGGTATATTCGAGTCCCTATCTGGAGCTGTAAAGCTATGAAAAACCTATCTCACTTAGGGGGTTGGGTTAGAGACGAGCAGGGTGTTGACGAAGCGATGAAGTCCTTGCCCCACCCAGTTTTCAAAGATTCTTGGGGCGTTATTAAAGATTCCGGCAAAGGTAAGACCATACTCTTATATGATATAATCAAGAGAGTTGCTGGAAAATTCCCAAACAGAATCCAAACAATAGGAGATTGCGTATCACAGGGTGCTGCGTATGCAGTAGATGCTGCTAAGTGTGTGGATATACACATAAACAAAGAGTTTGAGGAGTGGGTAGCTGAAACAGCAACTGAGGATATATATGGTGGCTGTAGAGTTATCATAGGTGGCGGAACATTAAGGGGAGATGGAGCTTATGGTGTATGGGCGGCTAGGTACTGCAATGAATATGGAGCTATTCCCAGAGGCAAGTACGGAAACGTAGACCTTACAACTTACAGCGGATCTAAAGCTAAAAGCTGGGGTAGACCGTCTGGGGGAGTACCAAAAACCTTGTTAGATATATCAAAGCAACACCCTATCCAAACTGTATCTAGAGTGGATACTTATGAGCAGGCGAGAGATTTGCTAGCAAACGGTTACGCAATAACAGTTGCAAGCAACCAAGGTTTTTCATCCCAAAGAGACTCAGAAGGATTCGCCAAGCCCAAAGGAGAATGGGCGCACCAAATGTGTTTGTTAGGCATTGATGATGGATACAAGAGACCCGGAGTTTTGTGTGTGAATTCTTGGGGGAGCTGGAACGCAGGCCCTAAAAGACTAGAACAGCCAACAGGTTCTTTTTGGATTGACGCAGATGTAGTGGAAAAACGTATGCTCAGTCAGGGAGATTGCTGGGCTTTTAGTGGATATGAGGGATTTAAACCTAGAAAGCTCAACACAAGGATCATATAGATGATGCAGAAAACAAAGTATTTTTTACTATTTGTGTCCACATGTGCCTTGATTTTTATGTTCACATATGGTAAAATATCATCCGGTATCACAAATATCAAAGAAAACAAAATAGATATAGATGAAAAGAGAAACGAGGCCTTTGTAGCCTTCGTAGTAAACGAGACCGAGGCTCAACCTATAACACCCAAACCTCACCCCGATGTAGAAAAATGTGCCTGTAAAGGTACTGGGTATATATGGCACGGCGATGGGCATCAAACCAAATGTCCATACCACGAAGAACCGGAAGAAGATGACGACGACGATGATGAGGAGGAAAAGCATAGGTGCAGTTGCGATACAGCAACTACATACTGTAATTGTAAAAATGCCTATGGAAAATGTCAATGTAAAAAACGTTAAACACAGCAAGGGAGACCTCCCATGGACAATCTCACTCAAGCGTTTGAGGTTCTGCAAAAACTAGCCTCAGAAGATGGATTAAAAGTCGATAAGTATACGATAAAAGGTAAATACCCAGCAGTAATTAAAGTATCCTCACCAGACAGAGACACCATCGAGGTAGACTTCATAGACAACAAGCCCGTTGTAAAAGTCAAGAAAATCTTTACCATAACTCTTGACGTTCTGGGACTAACACTTAAACAGAACAGAGGCATAGTAAAGCTAGACGGTTTTCCAGACGTGCCCTTTGACTATGAGGAGCTATAGCCTATGACAGGAAAATATGCTTCGCTTTTCGTAAGGGGGATAGATAAAGTAAGGTCAGAAATCCCTCTTAAATATAAAAAAGACAAAGAACGAAAAATTGCCGAAAAGTGTCTGCAACTTGGGCACGAATGGACTAGAATAGTAAGCGGGGGTTTTGAAAGTGTTGATCGCTTTAGGGTTCCCGCAGGAGCCAACGCAAAGGAATGGCAACAGCAACTCAAGGATGAGTGCAAACAATATATCAAGGATGGACTAGACCCTCAAGACGCTAAAGGATTTTTCCCCGTCTGGGTCTTTCCATTTATTTTACAAGTGCTGCTTTCAGCAGTAATAAACTGGATAGTAAGAAAAATATTTGATAACATATTTGAAAAAGATGAAGAAGAATAATATCTAGATGCCTGCCACTTATGCCACGTCACCAACTCGCTTGGGGCGTGGCTTTTTGTATTGGTAGCACTTACATTAATTATACTAATAATGGATAATAAGAAAGAATTTGCATGTCTATAAAATCTTTGATGAGCTACAGCTTTGTTTCTAAATACGCTAGATGGATACCAGAAAAGAAGAGGAGAGAAACTTGGAACGAGGCAGTTAGCCGAGTTAAAGAAATGATGTTAAATAAGTACTACGATATCCCAGAGGTGCATGAGGATATAGAGTGGGCATACGAAATGATGCGTAAGAAAAAAGTCTTGGGGTCACAGAGAGCCTTGCAGTTTGGCGGCAAGCCAATCTTTAAACATAACGCAAGAATATATAATTGTATCACCTCGTTCTGTGACCGTCTCAGATTCTTTCAAGAATGTATGTACCTTCTGCTTTGCGGCTGTGGAACAGGCTTCTCTGTTCAGAAGCACCACATAGGCAAGCTACCCCCTCTCGTGAGAAACAAGAACGGAACAAAAAAGTACGTCATTCCCGACACCATAGAGGGATGGTCTGATGCTGTTGGAATATTAGTGGCAAGCTATTTCGATCAAAGCGACTTATTTCCTGAGTATGTTGGCAAGAATGTAAATTTTGATTACTCTCAGATACGTCCTGCTGGTTCATATCTAAGATCAAGCGGAGGCAAGGCTCCCGGCCCAGAACCACTAAAGAACGCTTTATCAAACATAAGAAAAATACTAGACAAAGCCCTCAAGGACATGGAGTTTGCGTCAAAGGACACAAGGAAGCTAAGTCCTATTCAGGCATATGATATAGTGATGCACAGTGCAGACGCTGTTATTTCAGGCGGTGTGCGAAGAAGTGCTACTATCTGTTTATTTAGCCCAGATGATGACGAAATGGCAAAGGCTAAGACTGGCTCTTGGTTTGTAGAGAACCCTCAAAGAGGAAGGTCTAACAATTCAGCCTTATTGCTGCGAGATAAGACTACAGCCCAACAGTTTGCGGAGCTTATGAAATCTGTACAAGAATTTGGTGAGCCGGGCTTTGTTTGGTCTGACTCCACAGAGCTAATAGTCAATCCCTGCGTGGAGATTGGAATGTGGCCAGTAGACGAGACTACAGGAGAGAGTGGTTGGCAAGCGTGCAATCTAAGTACCATTAACTGCGCCAAGGTTAAGACTGAAGAAGACTTCTATGATGCGTGCAAGGCCGCTTCGATTATAGGTACGCTTCAAGCCGGTTTTGCCAGCTTCGCGTATTTAGGTGAAGCTAGTGAACGCATCGTGTCTAGAGAAGCCCTGTTAGGGGTCTCCATGACTGGCATAATGGAGAACCATGAAATATGTCTAGACCCAGAAACACAGAGGGCGGGTGCTAAGGCGGTCAAGTCAGAGAATAAAAGAATTGCTAAAATTATAGGCATTAATCAAGCAGCTAGAACCACCTGCATTAAACCTGAAGGTACCAGTAGCTGTGTTCTGGGAACTTCATCTGGCATACACCCTCACCACGCTAAGCGTTACATAAGAAGAGTACAGGCCAACAAGATGGAACCAATTTACAACTACTTCAGAGAAATAAATCCGAGGGCATGTGAAGAATCTGTCTGGTCAAACAATGATAGCGACGATGTAGTTGCTTTCTGTGTCGAGGTTCCTGCGGGAGCAAAGACAAAAAACCAGATGGGGGCAATCGACCTTCTGTCTGATGTTAAGAGTACCCAGCAAAACTGGGTAATTACAGGAACCAACAAGTCTCTTTGCACGCAGCCTTGGCTGGTACACAATGTTTCCAACACGATAAATATCAAGCCAGACGAGTGGGACGAGGTTGAGAAGTTTATCTACAAGAATAGAAAGTTTTTCTGTGGAATTTCACTCCTGCCAATCACGGGAGATAAAGATTACCCACAAGCCCCGTTCACGGCAATTTACCTACCAACGGAGCAGGTAAGGCATTATGGTGATGCGTCTCTATTTGTAAGCGGTCTTATAGAGGTAGCCTTAAACCTGTGGGAGGACAACTTATGGGCCGCTTGCGACTCACTTCTAGGAGTGGGAGCGAAAATAAAAGGTAACGGAAAGAAAGAGTGGTCTGTTAGATGTAAGAAGTTTGCCGATAAGTATTTTGAGGGAGATCTTAGACAGCTAACCTACTGTATGAAGGACGTATACAACTGGAAAGAGTGGGTTGACCTAAATAGGGAATATCAAGATGTTGACTATACTCAAGTCATAGAGGAAGAAAACAACGTTAAACCTGAACAGGAATGGGCTTGTTCTGGTGGTCAATGTGAACTAGTGTAAAGGAAAGTACGTATGAATACGATTAATTACGATGGAAGGTCTACTAACTCAGGGTGCGATGACCACATTCATAGGAGGAATCAACTACAAAATAATAAGATTAGTAAACAAGAAGAACCTCTCTCAATAAGGTCTCTGAAGTTTACAAAGCTAGACGAAGGTGCCACAACACCCACAAAAGCAAATCTATCAGATGCCGGATGGGACTTGTATTCGCTTGAGAATGTGGAAATACCACCAGTCTCAAGATCTCTAATAAAGACTGGAATCTCTTTACAGATACCTAAAGGTTTTGTTGGATTGATATGGCCTCGATCTGGACTGGCTGTAAAGAGCGGTATTGACGTATTTGCAGGGGTTGTTGACTCTGGATACAGGGGAGATGTTGGCGTATGCCTCTACAACTCTTCACCTGAAGCTGTTAATGTCAAAAAGGGTGACAGGATTGCCCAAATATTATTCCAACCAGTTCCTTATTTCCAACTAACCGAAGTTAGCGAACTCTCTTCCAGCGAAAGAGGAGAAGACGGATTCGGTAGTTCGGGCAGATGAAAAGGTAAACATGCACAGAAAACAAAAGAAAAACAATAAACAACCCCAGAAGCTAAAGCCGATAGAAGCTAAGACGTACAACCAGCGGGAATACATAAGATCAATCATAGACAACGATGTGACGTTTTGTGTAGGGCCAGCAGGCACTGGTAAGTCTTTTGTAGCTGCCGGTATAGCTTCTGAACACTTGCATCACGGCAAGATAGAACAAATTGTGATAACAAGACCACTAGTTTGTGCTGGCAGAGAAATAGGAGCCATGCCCGGATATGTTGATGAAAAGATCAAACCCTACCTACTACCGATGGAAGAGAATCTAAAGTTCTTTCTTGGACAGTCTTTATATGGACACTATATGAATAAAGGTCAAATAAGGTTTGAGCCTCTAGAAACCATGAGGGGTGCCACGTTTCATGATTCATATATGATTCTAGATGAAGCTCAAAACTGCACACTGGAGCAAATAAAAATGTTCCTCACCAGAATGGGTGAGCATTCTAAGTGTATAATCAATGGCGACCTCAAGCAAACAGACCTGCGAGACAGAAGCGGCTTACATGTTTGTATGGATAAGATAGAATATATAGATGGCGTAGGTACAGTAGAGCTAGACTATGAAGACATCCAGAGACACTCGATCATCGGTGAGATATTACAAGCTTTAGACGAGTAGGTGCCCAAAATGGATTCCAAGAATGGTCGCAATTTGAGCATCGCGTGCATGCTGCTGATTATATGTCTTATATCAGCCATCGACCTTTTCTTGGCGATCAAGCTGATAGACCCATCTAACGAACTCACGTTAAGGCTAACAGAAAAGAATCCAGTAATAGTAAAAATGGCATTAATTACAGGTGACTGGTCTGTTGTAATACCCTGTAAAATATTTGGAACACTCCTGTCTGTCATGACAATCATCATGATCTATAGGAAGAACAAGAGGAAGGGCTTCTTTGTATGTTTAGGAGTTTTTATGTTTCAGATATTACTCCTACTATATTTAGTTTTTGGTTAACCCCGGAGGGAAAATGAGATACATAAGTAAAATTAAAAAGGGTGGTTTAGATGACCACACAACAGAAAAAACCTTTAATAGCACGGGGGATCTCGTGGATAATGAAAAGGAAAAATCTTACGCTAAAATTGTCAAGAACACCACTCGGTCAGGCATTACTGAGTCTCACTACATCAAAGTGTACAACGGTGTTGTCTACGATCCTTGGGGTATGCATAGCCACAGAGAGGATTATGTAGATGCGAAGATGAGAAGAGTCAGCAAGGAGACTTTTGATTTTTATATGCTGTATCTAAAAACACGTAACTCGTTATACTTAACTAGATCTCAAAGGAGTTTTATCAATGACTAAAAAAGGACCATTAGGAACTGCGGAAAAATATTACGTTAAAGGCCACTACAAGACGACATCCATTGAGGATATAGCAAAAGCTCTTGATAGGCCTCTTGTCACTGTAAAGAATCTTGTTAGCAAACTAGATAAAGAAGACCCCGTTTCATCAACGATTACCGCTGGAAGTCAGATGGCCAGAAGAGAAGGTATTGTGCTGATGACAGAAAACGCTTCCTCTATGGCCGACGATAAGAAGACAGCCAAGAAAAAGTCTAGCAAAAGGGACTGCGTTACACGGATTAAAAAATGACTGATTTCATAACAACATACAAAGGCTTTATCGAAGCCTACAGAGGTGATAGCGAGTGCATATGGGTAACTGTAAACCTATCCAATGGTACTGATATATATTTTAACAACCACAAGGAGTGGCTTGATATAAAAAGAAAGTGCCAGCAAGAAGACTTGTCAGTAAGCGCTATTAATTTGCAATTTAAATCTCACAAGATAACCGTAGACATGAATGATTGCGAGGGTTCTTACTTAGTGAGATCGGTCTTAGGAGAAGTAGGATCATGGACTAGAAATTATTATACCGTTGGAAAGCTCAAAGGGGATGTAGTTCATAAAACAAGATGGCTCATCCCTGAGCTGGTTGAAGAGGAAAAATCAGAAGACACACTTGACAATTGCTTTGAGGAAGCTATAATATACCATCATGCCGAAAGAACCGACGAATAACAGCAGGTACAAGTCCCCCTCTACTGGAGACTTTATAACATGCGCCCAATATGTTGCAGAAGTTATGTGCAACAGAATGGCTGAGAAAGAGAACATAGGATCTCAGGCGCACAAATTCTGGAACCTGCCTAAGTGGAAGAAGCACTATCAGCATCAAGTAGTGCTAGCAAACAGATTAGTTAAAAAATATAGCGAAGCCGCAATAGTGAAAGCTATCAATTCACCCGAGTGCAAAAGGGTTTATTCGCTTCGGTACCCAGCTTTACCGAAAATCATTGAGAAATATGAAAAAATCATTAAGCAACAAACGTCTCAGTCCGCTACTATAAGGGTAGAGGAAACCTCCAAGCCAAAAACAAGACGTGGCTACGGAAAGAAAACACGATTACAAAAGTTGAGGGAATTAGATGGCAAAGAAGAAGACCAATAAATTTGATAACGATCCTACTAGCAACAACGTGTTCTCCACTTACGGCGATGTCGTAAGACCGGGAACCGAGGTTCTGGAAAACCTTAACAGTCTTTCAGTGCTAAGCGTGTCACCAGCCCTTGACTTAGCTTTAGGTGGAGGCATCAGAGAAGGTAGTTGCGTAGTAATGTCTGGCGACCCCAAGACTGGAAAGACAACAACAGCCTTGCACTTTGCAGGAAAATGCCAGCAGGAAGGCAAGAAAGTTATCTACGTAAATACAGAAGGTCGCCTAGCAGTTCAGAATTTTGAGGGGATAGAAAGCCTGAACAAGGATGATATTATAGTCATTGAGTCAACAGACGATAGAGTTCTCTCAGCGGAAGACTTCTTAAACATCATTGAGATCTACATAAACAATGACCCAGAGTGTGTTATTATCGTTGATTCCGTCTCTAGCATGGTTCCTAAAGATGAACTGGAAGGACTGATCAGAACAGGTGTTAGAAATGCACTACCCCGGCTGCTATCAATGTTTCTAAAGAGAATTGGGGGTCAGGTAACGAAGAATAAGACCATTGCATTATTCATCCTACACAACATCGCTAATACTGGTGGTAGCAGGTGGGCACCAGCTAAGATGACCGATGGCGGTAATATGATTCAGTATCAAGCTGGAACAAACATAGCCATTACCCATAGAGGCAGATGGCAAGTACCTAAAGACACAGGCCCACACGTAGGACAGATAGCTAACTGGAAAGTTTTAACATCTAACGCAGGAGGTACCCCCAACTCTACAGCGGAGAGCTGGATTAAGTATGGTGTTGGCATAGATGAAGTTCAGGAGGTAGTTCAGATAGCTTGTGAGTTCAGGTTAATAAAAGCTGCCGGAGCTTGGTACACTATTTCCTGCGCCCTAGAAAATCAAGAAGATCCAGCAATCTCCAAAGTACTAGCCGACAACGATGTTGACCTTAGTGATGAAAGTGTTGAGAAGTTTTTCAAGTTTCAGGGTGTAAATAATCTCTCGGAATTTCTGAATGCCAACCGAGGTGTTTGCGATTTTGTTTATAGACAAATCAAGGAACTTCTAATTGAAAGCTAAAGGCTTTAATGGTAGAGAGTATGTTTGGAACCTTTCCAAATACGACGTGTACAACAATGACACAAAGAGAAGATCCAAGCACCACCTTAGAGCCAGAAAAATAATCAAGGAGATTTATAGTAGCTACCGGATTCTAGAGGAAGTCAAACTCCCCGGCAGCACTGCTTCCCACAGAAGATCGGTTCTCTATCTTGATTTCTTTATACCTAATTTAATGCTTGGGGTAGAGGTTCACGGTAGACAGCATTATGAACACATACCGTTCTTCCATAAGACTAAGAGAGATTTCTTGTTAGCGAAAGCCAGAGATGAAGACAAGGCTGACTGGTGTGAGCTGAACGGGATAGAATTGATAACACTTAAATATTCGGATACCGATGATGAATGGCGAAATGCAATTAAAAGCGGCTGACAGACTGTCAAAGCACATAGAGCAAATAGACGACTACTTAGACCTTTCCAATGTCAGGTTTTCAAACTTCCATGAGGAATACCTGATCTCTGCCGACATGTCTATCTCGGCAATATCCTCACTTACACAGCAAGAGCACTTCGACCACGCATACTTACTGTATGGTTATGCTTCGTATATTCAGGACGAGATCAACAAGAACAAGGTCGTGCTTAGTTGGTGCAATGACCAGATAGAGAAGATGGTTGTTGCTAACCTTGCCAGCTTTGATCAGTATACCAAACATGAAGTAAAGCGTCAAAGCATTGTTAGAGATAACAGCTATGCTGCAAAGTGCGACCAAATGAGAGTTGTTGCTGAAGCCAGACTTCAGTCTCTGGAAGGTAAGGTTTTTGAGCTAAAGAGAAAGGGAGACATTCTTTTAGAAAAGGGTAAAAGACTATGAGTATGGATGATTTTGTTGGCTCACTATCACCCGAGCAGAAGAAAAAACTACTTCAGGCTCTGGGTGCTAGCGAGACCGAAGAAATAGAAGCGGAAGCAGGTGAAGAGCCTGTCAGTGAAGATTTTAAAGTAACCAGAAATGACCAAACTACTAATACGAGGAGAACAAAAGTGACAGCCCGTGAAAATAAGTGGGTAGATACAGGTGAATTTAGGGACGTTGAGACGCCAAACGTTTCCAGAACCCCAAGAAGAAGAGGGGCACCAAAGAAGGTGGATATAGAATGTCACGTATGCGGTAAGACATATAAGATTGACCCCAGATATACATACGGGGAATATTACAGATGCAATAAATGTACCGGAAGGTAAACAAGACCGGGAGTCTACCAAGTAATGAGTTCAAATTTGACAGACATTGGTTCCGAGAGAGCTGTCCTTGCGGGCTTGCTTAGATATGGAACCGAAGCTTACGTTGAAATATCCGACATAATAGATCACCAAACTTTTGGTAACACCAACAATCAGGTTCTCTACAAGTGCCTTTCTAGAGTGATTGAGGGCGGGGCGGAAGTTGACCTGCCCTCTATTCTATCTGCGGCAGAACAACTTAACTTCTCAGATATCATAAACAGCAAGCAAGAGCTTGAGTACATCAAATCTCTTTTTGATTTCCCTATCAAGGTTGAGAATGTACCAAGGTTTGCTTCTCAAATCAAGAAGTTTGAGATTGCTAGAAAAATTAAGTCGCTAGTATCTAAAATATCTAAGGATGCTGACAAGGTTGACGGTAGCGAGAGCGTTGACCAGATTATGGCCATGGTAGAAACTCCTATCATGGACTTTCTCAGAGAGGATGATGGCGGGGAAAGGCCTGAAAGAATTGGTGAAGGCGCTGACGACTACATAGAGTTCCTTAAGGATAACAAGTGCGACCTAGTTGGTATATCAACAGGATTTCCTAGGTTCGACATGTCTATAGGGGGAGGCCTTAGAAGAAAATGTGTTGATCTTGTATCGGCAAGACCAAAGGTTGGCAAGAGTGTTTTCGCTGACAATGTAGCATTGAACGTTGCGTCCAACGGGGTGCCAGTGCTAATGTTAGACACAGAAATGTCGAAAGAAGACCATCTAAATAGAATCATTGCTAATCTTAGCGGCATACCTATCAACGAAATAGCAACCGGAAAGTTTTCCGATGACGATGAAAAGCTTGAGAAAGTTACTGAAGCTGTAGAACATATAGAGTCCATACCGTACAGTTACACATCAGTAGCTGGTAAACCTTTTGAACAAATATTGAATATCATTAAAAGGTGGATAATGCAGGAGGTTGGCACAGACGAATATGGAAGAACAAACGAGTGCGTTGTTATCTATGACTACCTTAAGCTAATGACATCTAACTCCATAACGCACAATGTTCAAGAGTACCAAGCTCTAGGTTTCCAAATAACATCTCTACATAACCTGTGCGTTAAATACGACTTCCCATGCTTGTCATTTGTCCAGCTAAACAGAGACGGGATTACTTCCGAGACCACTGCAACCGTTAGTGGTTCAGACAGACTCATATGGCTGTGTACATCCTTCAGTATATTCAAACTAAAGTCTGCCGAAGAGCTTGCTGAAGATGGCGTCAAGGCTGGAAACAGGAAACTTGTCCCTATTGTATCCAGACACGGTGCAGGCTTAAGCGACGGCGACTATATAAATATGAATATGGTTGGTGAGCACGCCAAGCTACTGGAACTAAAAACTAGAAATGAATTCAACAACCAGCCATCTGGAGACACTGGTTTGATAAGTCAAGAAGCGTTGGAAAATATTGCAGATGATGGACTTGAAGAAGGTTAAATCAATTATCTTTAAAGATATTGAATTAGTACTAAGCAACCTAGACATGTCATACGAGATTCTTGGTGACAATATATACTCAACGTGCCCAATACACGAAGGTAGCGACAACTGCCGAGCCTTCTCTCTTTCTAAAGACAAGAGAATATGGACATGTTGGACTAGAGGCTGTCAAGAAGACTACGGCAATGACATTTTTGGATTAATACAAGGAGTCTTGTCTCAATCAACGGGTGAGCCTGTCGGCTTTAAAGAAGCCTTGCTTTGGGTGTGCAAGGTGTTAAACATAGACAGCCATGACATCAAAGTGGAAAAGGTTGAGGAGCCAGATGATTTTGTAAAGCTGGTAAACATATTTAGAAATAATACCGAGCACCAAAATAATAAGTTGTCAGAAAGCACCGGTGTCAGGTATAATGTAATACACCCTTCGCCATACTTTCAAACAAGAGGTTTTGCTGAGTCAACATTACTACACTTTGAAGTTGGTGACTGTGTTGACAAATCTTCACCTATGCATAACAGATCTCTCATACCGATACACAACGACGATGGGTCAGAGATTGTAGCCCACATAGGCAGAACAACTAAGCACTACATGAAGCCTAAGTTTTTATTCACAAAAGGCTTTGATAAGAGGATGTTCCTCTACAACTACCACAGGGCTATAGACGTGGCAACATCAACCTCATGCCTCTTTGTGACTGAAGGGCAAGGAGATGTATGGAGGCTTTATGAAGCCGGTGTTAACAATGCCGTTAGCATATTCGGCAAGACCCTAACAGAACAACAGATACACAAGCTGACAAGTAGCGAAGTTACAACACTCGTAGTACTCACCGATAACGATCAGGCGGGTAGAGAAGCGAAGACTGATATACAGAGAAGGCTGGGAAGAATGTTCAACTTGATCTTCCCAAGAATGACAAGCAAAGACATAGGCGACATGCCAGTTGAATTGATTGAATCTAAGATATTGACTCAAATTGGAGGTAATTTGTATGGCTAGGATACTAGGCATATCGGGCAAGAAGCAGTCGGGTAAAAACACAACTGCTAATTACATACACGGGAACATCCTAAAAGAACTCAACCTAGCTAGAGATTTCTATATTGAGGAGGACACGGGGACTCTTGTTATTGAAACGCGAGATTCAACCGGTAGATATGGGTGGGGAGAGTTTGACGTTTGTAGGAAGGATACCTCTTTTGTTCAGTACGCTGAGAGAGAGATATGGCCATACGTAAAAATGTACAGCTTTGCCGATGGGCTTAAAAATCTGTGCGTTGAATTTTTTGGCCTTAAGCCGGATCAGGTTTACGGTACAGACGAAAGAAAGAACGAGAAGATACCCCACCTGCTGTGGGAAAACATGCCTTCAGGCAAAAATAAAAAAGGCCCCATGACAGCCCGTGAGTTCATGCAATTCTTTGGTACAGATATCATGCGTAGTATGCATGGAACAGTTCATGTTGATCATGCAATCAGCAGAATTAAAGCTGAGGGTTCAGCGCTTTCAATTATAGCTGATGTCAGATTCCCAAATGAGGTAAAGTCTATTCAGGAAGCTGGCGGTAAGGTTATTAGGCTAACAAGGCAAACATCTGACGACTGCCATGCCAGCGAGTGTGGACTCGATAAAGAAAATTTTGATTGGAGTAACTTTGATGCGGTTGTGGAAAATGACAAGCCTCTCAATGAATGCTTAACAATGTACGATGAAGTTTACAATAATTTGTTTTTGAGGTAAATATGTTAGTCACCTACATAAGAAGTTCGAGTTATAATAATTATTCATTTTGCCAGATGCAGTATTTTCTGACATATGTGCTTGGCTATCAAACCGATAGCGGAAAGAAGGCAGAACTAGGAACCATAGTTCATAAAGTAATGGAAGTACTTGCAGACCTAAAAAAGTTCAAGCAAGATAACCCCCAAAGAAAATTCCTCAAGTCAGATGATGATGCCCTAGGGGAAGTTAAAATACATAAAGATAAGTTTATGGACGACTTCTTTGTGGTTGATTTGTTGGACCGTAGCTTTGATTATTATATCAAAAACTCCAAGAATAAATTTACAGACAAGGACAGAAAGAACTGCTTAGACTTAGTGTGGGTGGTATTTGAATATAATGATGGGCAGTTTGACCCAAGAACTAGAAACGTAGTGGCTTCAGAGCCTCATTTTGACATAGAGATAGATGAAGACTGGGCCAAGTATGAGTACGAGATGCCTAATGGTGAGATAATCAAAGGAAATCTTGCCATAAAGGGCACGATAGACCTTGTAACTGAAGCGGAAGATGGTATAATAGAGGTCATCGACTGGAAAACTGGACGTAGACTTGATTGGGCCACTGGGGAAGAGAAGACTTACGAAAAGCTTTGTAAAGATCCGCAGTTGCTCCTGTATAATTATGCTATATCTAAGCTTTTTCCAGAGTACGAACAGTCCATAATGACTATTTTTTACATAAAAGATGGCGGGCCATTCTCTATGTGCTTTGATAGTAAGGACAGGGCAAAGTTCAAAGAGATGCTCAGAGAAACTTTCGAGTCAATTAAAAGAAACAACACCCCCAGACCACTGTCTACAAGGAGGGAACACTGGAAGTGTACAAAGCTCTGCCATTATTATAAAAATAACTGGGAGGGTTCAGACAAGAATATGTGTATATATATAGAGGAGCACCTTAACAAACACGGTATGGAGAAGACCGTAAAAGAATGTACTAAAGAAGGATTTAGTATAGGTTATTATAACGCTCCGGGTTAATAAAATTAGTATAGTATTAGGAGTCTGACATGCTGGATCTAGGTTTCAACAGAAGAGATTTTCTTAGAGTGGGTGGTATTGGCGCAGGATTAGGAATGACCCCCTTTTCCGACATTGCTTTTTCGCAAGAAGAAGACTTGAATGTTGCATACAATGACAAGTCAGTGGTGTGGGTTTGGCTTGGAGGTGGTCCGACACAGTTTGAAACCTTCCACGCCCCAACTGAATCAGTTCCAGACCCATACAAGCCGGTAACCTCCCCCGTAACCCACACTAATGGCCTTGCCTTTGGGGGCCTTTTTCAAGAGTTAATCAAGCAAGGGGACAACCTCACCGCAATAAACTCCTTCTCACACGGAGACTCCTCGCATCGCCAAGCAACTCACTGGATGATGACAGGGCATCATAACCCCAAGAGGGAGAACACTGCAAACTCTGAGTATCCCGGACACGGTGCTGTTGTATCAGCAGTGTTTGGTTCCAACCATCCAACAAACGGCATGCCAGCATATGTCAAGCAAGGCAAGATTGAGGGCGAGCAACCTGCATTTTTAGGTGGAGCGCACAAGCCGTTTGATCCGTCCAATAAAGATAACCTCACGCCTAGGATTGAAGTTGGTAGATTCAAGGAGCGTAAAGATTTACTCGCTGCATTTGACTTGTTTGATCCAAACGCTTCTGCTCAAGCCTCCTCGTTTACTAAGATTGGCAACCAAGCCTATAACGTTATTTTAGGAAATGCTAAAGAAGCTTTTGACCTAGACAAAGAGCCAGAATCTATGCGTGAAATGTATGGCAAGGGTGGTATTGGTGATCAGATGCTACTAGCTAGAAGGCTGGCTCAATTCGGAACCAAGTTTGTAACAGTTCACTATGGTGGCTGGGACATGCATGGAAATATCAAGAAGGCTCTTGAAGGCAGGGTTCCACCACTCGACAAAGCTCTTGCAGCATTTGTGCAAGACATCTATCAAAGCGGACTTTCTGAAAAGATCTTGCTAGTTGTAACCGGCGAGTTTGGTAGAACTAGACTGAACCAGAATGCTGGCAGAGACCATTGGCCATCAATCACCCCTATGCTGCTATCAGGAGGCAAGTATAGCCACGGTAGGGTTATCGGCAAATCAGACAAAGCTTATTACCCAACAGAGTCCAAGGTAACACCTATTGATTTAGCGGCCACTATGTTTGATCACTTCGGTATTCCGAAGGAAATCCAGAGGACAGATCAAGGCGGAAGGCCTAGATACCTATTAGAGGGAGAAGGAAAGGTTATATTATAATATGCTAAGAAGATCTTTTTTACAAGCAGGAGTCTTGGGGGGATTGGGGATATCCTTTGCAAGAGGTGATCAAAAGTTTTATGAAAGCAAGGAGGGGCCAGCCAAGAGTGTAATCTTTATATACTTGCCCGGAGGAATGGCTCACCAAGAGACGCTAGACCCAAAACCGTTTGCGCCCCTTGAGTATCGTGGACCTTTAGGTAGTATTGAAACTAACGTTCCCGGCACTAGGCTTGGCGAGCTTCTTGTTAATACATCTAAGGTTGCTGATAAGATATCAATTATCCGCAGCATGACTCATGGAGAAGCTGCTCATGAGCGTGGAACACACAACATGTTCACGGGTTATCGCCCCAGCCCAGCGCTTCAGTACCCATCTATGGGTTCCGTTGTCTCACATGAGTTCGGTCCTAGGCATAACCTTCCACCGTATGTATGCATACCTAATCAGCCAAACGAATACGCTGGCACAGGCTACTTAAGCAGCTCTTACGCAGGTTTCGGTTTAGGCTCTGATCCAGCTAGCTCAAATTTCCAAGTCCGCGACCTAAAGACTCCAGTGCCTGCCCCGAGATTCAGCCGTAGGCAAAGAGTTCTTGATATAGTTAATACAGACTTTAACTCTAAGCAATCCGCAGACTCTATTGATGCGGTCAACTCATTCTACCAAAGAGCGTACAGCCTGATAGGTGATGTCAAAGCTAGTGAGGCGTTTGATCTCAATAAAGAACCAGATCAGTTGCGAGACAAGTACGGAAGAAATACCGCTGGAGCCAGAATGATACTAGCAAGAAGACTAGTAGAGGCTGGCACTAGATTTGTAACCTTAACGTATGGTGGCTGGGACATGCACAACAATATAGCAGGAAGCATGAGGAGTCAGTTGCCAGCTTTTGACAAGGGTTTCTCAACACTTATAGGGGACTTAAGCGATAGAGGTATGCTTGACTCCACATTAGTATGTGTTGTTTCTGAGTTTGGACGAACTCCAAAGATCAACGCCAATGCTGGCAGAGACCATTGGCCTAAAGTATTCAGCACAATTATTGCTGGCGGTGGAATTAAAGGCGGGATGACATACGGTACATCCAACGCAACCGCTAGTGAGCCAGAAGAAAACCCAGTCAACATAGAAGACTGGGCATCTACCATTTACGACAGACTTGGTATAGTTTCCGACAAGGAGCTAATGGCTCCCGGTGACAGACCTATAGAGATTGTGGACGGTGGAAAAGTTATAGAAGATTTAATTATATAAAAGGAATATAACCATGCTAACCTTGTCCCGAAGAAGCTTTTTGACAGTTGGTGGTCTTGGCATGTTATCAATGCCTCAAGTCATGTATGCACAGGATAGGCTGGGAACATCACACAAAGCCGTGATTAACATCTTTCTAGGTGGAGGCCCACCACATCAAGACATGTGGGATATTAAAACAGAAGCCCCATCAGAGATAAGGGGGCCTTTCAAGCCAATCTCAACCGCTGTAAACGGGATTCAGATAGGAGAATGCTTTCCTAGGATTGCGTCTATGTTTGATAAGTTTACAGCCATTAGATCTATAGTTGGATCTGATGGTAGTCATGATGGACACCAATGTGTTACTGGCTGGAGCAGAAAAGAGATGGTTTCTGGTACAAGCTATCCGGCTATTGGAGCATGTGCATCTAAAATTTTAGGCCCAGTTGATCCCGCTGTGCCAGTAGCTGTTGGCTTAGCAGACAAGACTCAGCACGGACCTTGGTCTGAAGCTGGAGGAGCTGGATACTTAGGGGAAACTCACAAACCCTTCAAGCCCAACGGCGAAATGATGAAAGATCTCAAGCTTAACCTTGACGTAGATAGATTTAGAAGTCGTAAAGATCTACTCGCCGGTTTTTCTGGAGTAAGGGAAGCTATAGATAAGTCAATAGCTGCCGATACATTCACAGAAGAAGCTTTTGGGGTATTAACATCAAGCGCTTTAGTTGACGCCTTAGATATTTCCAAAGAAAGCCCAAAGATAAGGGAAATGTATGGCGATGGAAAGCCTTTTAAATTTCAGTATGACGGCGCACCCACTGTTAATGAGCATGTCCTCATGGCCCGCAGGCTTGTTGAAGCTGGCGCTAGGTCTGTTACGTTATCTTATGGTCGCTGGGATAGCCACGGATCAAACTTCGACCTCGTAAGAGATCATGGTGCAAAGCTAGATCAATGCGTTTCAGCCCTAGTAACAGATCTTGACAACCGTGGAATGTTAGACGACACGCTGGTTGTTGTTTGGGGAGAGTTTGGAAGAACACCTAAGATTAACAAGGGCGGTGGACGAGACCACTGGCCTCAAGTATCATGCGC